TTATTGGAGCTCAACGTTATTGGAGCTCAACGTTATTGGAGCTCAACGTTATTGGAGCTCAACGTTATTGGAGCTCAACGTTATTGGAGCTCAACGTTATTGGGGTTCCTATTCAAATGGGGAAGGACCAACGACCTGAAGAGGAGGACGGGTGAACATATAAAAACGTACGGAAACCTTATATCTAGCACGTTGCAGCTGAAGTACTTTTCGCCTGTGGATAATGTGTATGAGGTAGATGTTGAGAGCGAGATACGTGGTCATTTCCAGGGTAACGCTATCCAGTTTAGGAATCATAAGGAGTTGATAATTTTGGACAAGAACCAGCTACCTGGAGCTCGTGCGTTTTACGAGGACAGAAATTTAGTTCAGAAGTGGATAAGTTGTTGGGTGTAAATAGTATGTCCATTACTCCTAGGGGTAATAGATTTACATGAATGATGAAATTATATAGTGTGGAGATACTTATCGCATTTACATGGTGAGTCCGTTATGCGTTCATATCTAGGATAGTAAACGCGAGCTTGCCAGTGTGTATTAGGATACCTACACATCGAAAAATTCTTCGTGACGCATGTGTTTTGATAACATATGGGACTTGGAGGATTGTTCACCTTATCTCTAGGAGATATATATCCAATCTTATAATAATCGTCTTTTGGAGTCACCGTGGCCGACATTTTAAGTTACTTAGATATTTGGTATTTATCCATATGATTAGTAATATTATCTTTATATTTACCTTTGAAAAATGACATTTAGTTATTCAGGAATCGTCAATTACGGTAAGGCAACACTCCCATCTGTTGAATCATGGGGAACCAATATGAACATTTTTAAGGATCCTCCTAAATCGGTTCATACACGTAAAATAGATAAGGTGGGAGAGACTTCAGCAATTACAACTGCAATAGATGAGAGTGGTGACAGGTTCTGCGAGGCTATCAATTATTACGCGAGAGGCCAGAACCCGATGGTTGCAGTTTCGTACGGCCAGGGACAGAAGAAAAGCAATAATTTCAATGGAGGTGAAGCTTTCCTTCCGTATAGGATAGCTAGAGATGGAGCGTTCAGACCGCCTATTTGGAGACAGGAAGACCTTTTACCTCTATCGAGACTCCCTAGGATTTGGACGGAGGTTAGTACTCAACCATACAAACCAATCTTTACTAAGAGGATCAGAGACTGCGGCACATCCGACGACACACGTGAAGTCAAAACAGACATGCTTAAAATTTCTTGCGCATCCAATAAAACAGTGGCTGCATACCCTAGTATCAACCAGCCCGATATGAAGCCAGGTATCTTAAGGGACCCTCTTGCTCCCGGACAGGTAGGAGCTCCGAGGTCGTGCGTTGGTGCTAACACAGCTGAAATAACACAGAGAATGGATCAAGGGCCCATTTTGCTAGCTCCTTCACGCCCAATAGCATCTGCAATTACAAACCCTACATCTATCAAAGAAACACCAATCGTCATGAACAACATCATGCTTACCCAGAATCATCCCACTGCTACAGCAGTAACGAATTTCGCCGCGCAATCTCTATCAGGATACAATCCTCAAAGCCAAATATACACACGCCTTCCCCCGAGACCATCTCGAGGAGGATTTAACGGGTATCAAGATATACCTAGCATAAACATGAACCACCCAATGAAATATTTAACTAAAGTGAGGTAAGATAAAATATGAAATTAAGATAAGGATACATATTGTTATTTAAAAGAAGATGTGCACCACAAACTGTGATTGTTGTAGCATGCTTACTTGGGACTATACTACACCTGCTACTCGTCATTATATAAATCCTACCCGAGACTCTCGTAAGGCAGGGGGTATTTTGATATACAACGGCCGCGTGCTCATCGTTCAGTCTAGAGGGGCTAAATGGGGTTTCCCCAAAGGAGGTATTGAAAGAGGTGAAAACATGCTTCAATGTGCAAAAAGAGAGGTACATGAAGAAACATCTTTCAATATTGTTTTCACAGATGATGATATGAAGATAAAATGCAAAGATACTACTTTTTATGTAAAATACCTTCAAACGAAACCCCCAGATATTGACGATGTGTATCTCAAAACTCCAGGGAACGATTGCACAGGGATAGGATGGATCAGATTTACATGCCTCAAAAAACTGTTAAAACCAAAGGATGATCTAGTAGATAAATTAAATAACATGTCCTTGAATAACGAAGTGATGCAGTTTAACCTAGGTATTCGTAGATTTGTGAAAAAATACATACATTACATTAATAATTAATTAGTCCATATCCATCTGAGGGATATGGAATCAATTACTAACTAACTCGAATAGGGCGTTAATCTGAAGATCGTGATTGGGTTCGGCGGGCGGTACGTTATCTGGGAGTGTAGTTTTGAACGTTTCACCAGTGCTATTCAATGTTATTTTCAGTTTTATATTTGAATCAAGCCTGAACCTTACAGTCTGTGTCATATTATCTCCTTCCAATACCACAAATTCTTGATCTTCGGGATTGTTAATATTATTCACGGTAGCTCGGAACATTGCCCTCACGGCATATGGGTTGTTTGAAAATATATTGAGGGTATTCGTGCTGGATGGATCTATATTGGTCAATTCAACATAGAAATAATTTTGATACGCTGTTTTTCCCCCATTACCAATAGACAGTACTTTATTAGGAAGGACGAGCTTGTTGAGACGTATTTTAAATACAGGCACTTCCTGACTTAGATTAAATCTCCACGTCAATGGATTCGCGTTCTCGTACCCAAACTGCATAAGCTCGAACTTCAGTCCGGGTGTGTTCGCCGTAAACGGAGGAAATACTGTGGCTGTTTGTGTGCTACCAGTATAAGAAACAATCCTCCTCACCTCACCTCCAGGAGGGGCTATCGTGTTGTTGTAAAGTGCTGGTGGTGTCCTGATAAACCATGTTTGGTAAATATTATCGATATTCACTGCAGATACACCAGTAAGAACCACATTATCAGTAGTAGATGTGCCACCAGATGTGAATATATAATTTGGAATCACGCTCCTTATGGAGTAGCTATGGAAGCGCTGCCATAAAAAAACGGGGTCGCCGCCAACACTCAGTATGCATGTCTGGCTGTCATACGCGTTGACGAGGCGCCAATCATCCAACGTTTCATTATAGATAATCTTGTTCACGTAGTCCTGTCTATTGTCCGACCCTACTGGGACAAATAGGTAGAGTGCGGTCGGATCTGTGGTATCGCTAGGATCAACGATAAAAAAGAAATCTCCAAAATTGAATTGAAATGTTGAATCACTTAAAACCACTTGAGCGCGACCGTTCCCTAAATATATGTATTCCAGGATTCTCGCGAACTGTGTAGGTTGTGTAGAATTCCTGAATATTGCGTGTTTATAATAATTATATCGCTGCTGTAAAGTGGATGGGGCGACCTGTCTGAATTCTACGATATTCTTCGAATTCGCGTAGCCAAGCCCTGTCGTGAGGATCTGACCCTCTACAGTTTCATTACCGATGGTATTTACATCAAAGTAACCACCAGTCCATTCATTCACAGGGCACGACACACAGATTGGGTCCTGGGCCTGCTCACCTTGCGCGCGCCCAGATTGAGAGAGAGCCACTTCAAACTCCCCAGGATTAGGCCATCTAGTCCTATTCCGGAATGTAGAATCTAACTCAAGATAACTAGCCATTTTTAGTCACTTAGGAGAACTTTAGGGGTTTAGCTAATTGTTTTTATGTAAAAAATGGACACGGTTCAGCTCGTTAATCTGCTGCGTGAAAGACTATCATCAAAAATGGATAAATCCGAGATAGATGCCCTCGTGAAAGAGGTAGAAGCCTTATCTGACGTAAATCGATCAGAATCTTATAAGAATCTCAAGAATAACATCGATTACATAGATTATAAGTGTCGAGAGATTATACGAGCTCTACACATGAACGACCGCCATGTACGCGCTCAATCACGAGAGAGTAGTTTATTTAGAGATAGATCACCATTAGGTTTACACGCACGTTCCTTGGGTTGATTATTTATTGATTATTTATTGATTTTGAAGGCGTTGGAACATCGTAAATAAAAATGAAGAAACTTACTACGGAGTTCGTGATTGATCATTTAGATGATCATTTCATGATAGGGATCAACGCTTTATATTGGATGGGAGATACTAGATCTTCGATGGTAAATGTACTCGAGGAAGAGGAATACCCAACCTTCTCAGAACTATTCTACAAACAGTATGGATCATTCTCCCCTCTAAATCCTGATCTAGCCATCGAGGACATACGAAATGAGGAGTGTAGTATAGATTTCCTAGACGTAAGCGTTAACTGGGAAGACTTTGTTATCGATGTGATAGGATTCTTCCATCACAGTAATTGCCCTGATGAGGTGAAAATGAATATCAAAGACCACTTCTTTGACCATTACGAATACATCTCTATGGTCGATGATAATACACGAGAAACAGAGGCGAAAAAGATTTTCAATGATTATAACGATTCACGTGTGCTTATGTTTTTTGAATTCAGAGACTATCTCAACATGGAAGTAATTATAAACATATAGAAAACTACCGGTAATGAAATTATGTAAAGTTGGGAGGACATTGCTAGTCGCCATACTGGGTCCCTGCTATTCAACTAAATTTGTATTTGAGGAAGAGTATCACGAAGATGATTACTTCGTCTACGACGATAACGATTTCGATGAATATGAATTCTCATAACCCCATGGGGTTATGAGAAATTATGTTAAAAATCATCATCAAAAACAAATTCTCCTTGTTTACGTTCATCCTTCATAACACCGGCTTTTTTATATTCACTAACCCTCTTCTCAAAGAAATTAGTTTTACCTTCAAGACTAATCATATCCATGAAATCGAACGGGTTCCTAGTATTAAATTTCTTTATACAACCCAATTGGACCAATAGTCTGTCTGTCACATACTCTAGATATCTAGTCATGAGAGAAGAATTCATACCTATCAAACGAGACGGCAACGATTCAGTAATGAATTCTCGCTCAACGTCAAGGGCTCCGACTAAAATCTCCTCTATCCTGTTTTTACTTAGTTTGTTCATGATATGGTTATTGTAAAGATTCACTGCAAAATCACAATGCAAACCTTCATCCCTTGAAATGAGCTCGTTAGAGAACGTGAGGCCAGGCATCAATCCTTTTTTCTTAAGCCAGAAGATGGAACAGAATGATCCTGAGAAAAATATACCCTCAACAGCAACGAACGCGATCAAACGCTCAGCAAACGACGCCTTACGTCTATCGGTCCATGTGAGAGCCCATTCAGCCTTCTTTTGGATAGCTGGAAAATTCTCGATTGCTCTGAAGAGAGAATGCTGCTCCTCGCGGTCTGTGACGTAAGTCTCTATGAGAAGCTTATACGTCTCGCTATGTATTGTCTCCATCGCTATCTGGAAGGCGTAATACGCTCTCGCCTCAGGATATTGCACCTCGCTATAAAAATTATCTACGAGATTTTCGTTTACAATACCGTCACTAGCAGCAAAGAACGCTAGAACATGCTTAATAAAGTAGCGCTCATCATCACTGAGAGCTGCCCAGTGAGACAGATCCTGTTGAAGATCAATCTCTTGAGGAGTCCAAAAAGCTGCCTTATGCTTCTGATAAAAATCGTCAATATCTTTATGATCCACGGTAAGGACGAATCTGTTATTATTTTTGATTAATATTGGCTCCATTTTATATATACGATGTTCTCCATAATGCCTTGAAAAGTAATTGAAATTTCTATATCAAGGTCAACCTGAAATAAGTAAAAATATGAACGACGTGATCAATAATGAGCGTCAATATATGGGAGAATTCCACTCCCATGCTGATATTTTACTCGACAACCTTGACGATATAAAAGATATTTTTGATGAATACCTTGCAGTCAAGCTTTACAACTGGCGTTACAAATGGTTCTGTGAACACTATTATGACTGGACCATTGAAAACTATGAATCTGATTGTGGGGAAATCACTGTCGACGTTATTCCTTATAATGTATGCATGAACTGGCAATCAGTTCTAGACAAATATTTTGATGATGTTAGGCCTATCAAGCTCCCAATATGTAAGCACTACTCAGATATATGTCGATCAAAGCTAGATAATGAAGGGATTGTACAGTACTACTTTAGGTGTAATATCCCAATACCTAACGAATTCGAAGAGCTGTTAGACGATCAAACAGCCACTAATGAGGATGGTGATAAAATATTAATGGATAACCTTTCAGTGGACCAATTGGAGGATTTTGAAAAAGAAATGATAGATTATGATTGGATATAATAAGAAAAAATTCTTATTAAAGCTCCGAGTATGAAGTATTCTACTCGGAACATCTAGGCACAAGGGAAGAAAAGTTTGACGTGGCAGTGGACGTCGTCGATACAGACGTTGAAAGCATGAGGACGTACTTTGGAAGACGTAGAATTACAACGAGTAGAGGATCTTCTATATCCTGTTGGTGTCATAAGGAGGAATGATATGATAAAAAAGTTGGATTGAGAGTGAATCGTACGGTGGCGTGGGGTTGGATTAAGCAGGAGGTGGGAGATTACAATCCTGAGTTATTGAGTAAGCTTCAGTATAGGTGAATGTTTTATGTGAATAGATCTATTACTCCTAGGAGTAATGGAATAATAAATATCAAGCACTACATATGAGGCATTCATTACCACAGTCTTCTTTCTTATATTTTTCTTTTTGGGGTGTTAATGTCACCTTCACTGCATTCATTGCACTCTTTGTCCGTAGGTAGTACATACCTGTTTTCAATCCCTTGCTCCATGCATACATGTGCATCTTCGACACACGATCGATATGAGGTGATTCTAAAAATAGGTTCATAGATTGAGATTGGTCTACGAACCTACCTCTATCGGCGGCCATATCTATCACGTCTTTCATTGAGACCTCCCACACTGTCTTATATATTTCTTTCAATTCATCAGGGATATTGAGATTATGTACTGATCCATTATATTGCATTAACATTTCCTTCATTTCATCATTCCATAGACCTAGTTCCATGAGATCATTTAGAAGATACTTATTGACTATTATGAATTCTCCAGATAGGACCCTTCTTGTGTATAGGTTCGAGGTAAACGGTTCGAACGCGTCATTATTTCCCATAATCTGCGCAGTCGATGCCGTTGGCATCAACGCTATTAAGAGCGAATTACGGACGCCATCTCTCACTATCATTCTACGTAGTTGTTCCCAATCCCATCTACCATTCAATTGTGTTTGGCCGTCCCATAGGTCAAACTGAAACAAACCTACAGACAACGGAGACCCATTAAACGTTTCGTACGCGCCGTCCTGTAAAGCTAGTTCATGTGACGCAACTAGAGCAGCAAAATACATAGTTTCTGAAATTTCTCTATTGAGGATTTTAGCTGATTCGCACGCGAACGGTAATCGCATAATAGCGAATACATCGGCGAGCCCTTGCACACCTAATCCAACCGGTCTGTGACGCATATTAGAGCGCCTCGCCTCAGGAAGAGGATAGAAATTCTTATCAATTATTTTATTGAGATTATACACGGCATGTTTTACAATTATATATAATAGATCATGATCGAATTCAAAGACATCATCTATTCGTTCATCGACGCGTTTTACAAATTTAGGGAGACAAATCGATGCTAGGTTGCATACAGCGATTTCTTCTTTGTCCGTGTACTCGCATATTTCAGCACACAAATTGGAGGACTTTATAGTTCCTAAGTTTTGTTGATTACTTTTCGCGTTGCAAGCGTCTTTGTAGAGCATGTACGGTGTCCCTGTTTCTATCTGAGAATGGATGATCTTTATCCATAGATCTTGGGCTTTTATTACTCTTCTCACTTTTGACCTATCTTGTTCGTACTTAAGGTATAATTCTTCGAACTCTTTACCATGAACCTCATACAAGCCTTTACATTCATTAGGGCACAAGAGAGACCACGTACCATTCTCCTTCACACGTTCCATGAATAGGTCGCATATCCAGAGGGCATAGAACAGATCCCTGGCTCTATGTTCCTCAGAGCCAGTATTCTTTTTGAGATCTAAGAACTCGAATATGTCTGCGTGCCAAGGCTCAATGTACATAGCGAATGATCCTTTTCTACGTCCTGCTTGATCGACGTAGCGAGCAGTGTTGTTGTATACACGCAGCATTGGTACAATTCCATTTGAAGTACCGTTCGTTCCTGCTATATACGAGCCGGTAGCTCTGATCTTATGTGTTGCGAGACCGATGCCTCCAGCGTATTGAGAGATCTTGGCGCAGTCGGCTAATGTTTTATATATACCGTTGATGCTGTCATCGTCCATATCAATCAAGAAACATGATGACATCTGAGGGTTGGGTGTGCCTGAGTTAAAAAGTGTTGGTGTCGCATGAGTGAAATATTTATCGCTAGTAAGATCATATGTCCTCTTAGCAGCTTCTAGGTCCGCACCGTGAATACCTAGCGCGACACGCATAAGCATGTGTTGCGGACGCTCTGCGACGCGGTCATTCAGTTTGAGTAGATAAGACTTTTCTAATGTTTTGAAGCCAAAATAATCATAACCGTAGTCTTTATTATAGTCAATCCAACCATCGACAAGATCTTTGTTATTTATGACAATACAGTATAATTCTTCACTTATGATCGGAGTGTGATAGCCTGTATTTGGGTTAACGTAGTGATATAGGTCGTATACAACATCGGAGAAGTGATGTTTGGTTTCTTTATGGAGATTTGATACGGCTGTGCGCGCGGCAAGTCTGGCGTAATCTGGGTGGAGAGTTGTCATGGTAGCGGCAGTTTCTGCAGCGAGGATGTCTAGGTTTACTGTAGTAACACCATCATATAATCCTTCCACTACCTTGATGGCAACTTTTACTGGGTCGACAATTTGATGGAGCTGAGGTTCCATTTGACATAGTGATGTGATCCTATTTGCTATTTTATCGAGTATGACGCGCTCACGTCTTCCATCTCGTTTTACGACTTCCATTCTTTTATTTATTTAGAAAGCATTCCTCCAAATCGTTTTAAACCAATTATTTGACCTTAGAACGATAAGTATGAAAGAAGTTGAAATTAACTTGAAAATATAAAGATTAAAGTAAGAGTATACCAATTATGGCTTTTATAACTGAGACTTCGGCGTTTTTCGTCACCAACCAATGTCTCTTCGGGGCTTACCCAACACAACACCAGATCCAACAACTAGAGGACTGGGGTGTTGACATAATAGTCAATCTCACTAGGAATGATGAGCGGAAAATACATCCGTACAGAACCAGCGCAAAAGTCATTCAATTCATAATACCTGACCGTAGAGTCCCTGAAGACGTGCGAGAGTTTTGTGCATTAGTTATCCATATTACCCGTGAAATCAGGGCTTGTAAGAAGATTTACATTCATTGTAAGGGTGGTCATGGAAGGTCCGGGCTTCTTGTCGCGTCTATTCTATGCTATTTACATAACATCACTCCAAAGGAATCATTCATTAGGACATCTGAATACCATGCAACACGACCGAAACATTCAACGACTCCCAAGAAGAATGAGTTCTGGAAGATGAAGGGATCACCTCAGACATCAGAGCAGCGTGAGTTCGTGAGGAACATTTTCCAACCTTATAAAATCTCAAACGATTCACCTTTCAATAAGAGAGGTGAATGGCTGTCTCAAACATACGATACGTTTTTGATGAACACTAACCTTGGTTCCATCGAGGGTATAAATGGAAAGGAATTAGCAGCATACAGAGATTCACTTATAGAAGACGTGGGTTTCTTTTAAAAATTATTTTTACTTAAATTTAGTTATAACCATTCATGGTTATAACATTTGAGAATCATTGATCAGTTCATGCGCTCATAAAGCCATTGATAGAATTTATCTTTAACTTTCAATAGTTCGATACTAGGTTTTTCACCATCTTTCTCAGCCACGTATTCGATATCAGGTGGGTTATCATCAGAACACCTCAGTTTGAAGCACACTGAGCATGATTGGTCGTCTAACACATTGTCTGAATTGTCTATCTGTTGTTCTTTACGTCCTCCTTTCTTTACCCTATATCTATGTGAGCATGGTAGATGTACTGCGAATACATCCCCAATTCTGTAACGTTTATGAAGCTCGTGCTCAATGTACATCAATTCTGTAGAGCTATATGATCTATCCATAATAAACATCATTGTCGGTATTTTTAGTACGATCAATATTATTTTCACTCTAAGAAACAAGTATTTGTAAATAAATGCGTGAAGAGTACATACGTGATCTGCGATGTAGAAAGCTGTACCACCTTGCTGTGGCTCTAGGGAAAGAATTACTGAGTTTATATCCTAACTCAAACATTATCAGAGAGGAGATGGCCGTATCATATTATTGGATGGACTCAAATAAAATAGAAAACAAATATAATGGTAATCGCCTCTTGAACGAGATAGAAGAAAGTAGACATGGTGATATAGACATCATGAACAGAGTACAGTTTAATAAGAAATTCTTCATGCAGGTCCTTGACAACTATGAAGAATCTAGGTCATACAAGCCCTGCAAAGTTTATCTATGTAATCTACCAATAGTAACGTTCTCAATCACAACAAGTAGACGTCTCGATCTCTTCATTAAAACGATGACTGGATTCATCGAGAATTGTTTAGACCGACACCTCATCCATAGATGGATCTGCGTAGACGATAACTCAGATCCAGAAGACGTGAAAGAGATGAAAAAGATGTTTCCATTCTTTGAATTCGTATCGAAGGGCCCGGAAGAAAAAGGACACCCAGAGAGCATGCAGATTATAACAAAGATGGTAAAAACACCATACATTATTCATATAGAGGATGACAGAATGTTGGTAGATAAACGTCATTACATTAAGGACATGATTGATATCCTTAATCATGATATGAACATCGGACAGGTCGTGTTCAATCACAATTACACAGAAACTGTAAATGATGATATCAAGGGTGGGGATCTTAAGAAAACCAACAATAACGTTTTCTACTATGAGCATGAATACTGCCCAACTAACGAAGACAAGGAACGATTCTTTAAGAAGTATGGTCAATGTGTTTCATGTAACTACTACCCCTGTTTTACTTTATCGGCTAGCATGATGAGAACATCCATATTCAATAAGGTAGAGTTTAAAAAAGAAATGATGTTTGAGTTTAACTTCGGATTGAGGTATGTTGCAGCTGGCTTCAAGACGTCGTTTCTCCCAGGATTCCACGTCAAGCATATTGGACGTTTGACGAGTGAGATTGACAATTTCAATAAATACAATGCATATGATCTATTGAATACGGAACAGTTCAAAGAAAAAACACGCTACAAATCATTCCTCATTAATCTGGATCGAAGACCTGATAGGATGGAAGAAATCACCAAACAAAGATCTATTCTACCGGAAATGAATATAATGAGCGCTTATGATGGTACCAAACTGACCGTAAATCCACGTCTCAGATCGCTATGTAGGAAAGGTAATTACTTTATGAGGCCGGGGGTAATTGGTTGCGCGCTATCACACATTAGATTGTACGATATGTTACTACACGAGCCTGGTGAAATAGATGGTTACGTGATATTCGAGGATGATGTGAAAGCAGGGGGCGAATTTGTTAAGCAGATGAGAAGGACATTCACTATCACCGAGAACAAGGAAAAGCCGGACCTTATATTTTTTACTACTGTGCCTAAGTTTTACGACAATAATCACTTCTCTACCCAGGGCGTCGTGGTCGTGAGAAAGACTACCATGGAAGAAATTATGAAGGACAGTGTTGGAGGAACAGGGTGCTACTATATATCTAAAAAAGGGGCAAAGGCGGCGCTTGACTATATCGAAGAAAATACATTAGATGTGGCTATAGACATCGTATTGTTCAGACTGGCCCCGAAAATAGTAGTTTATTTTGTTCAACCGCCAATCATCACACAGTACGATGAAAACGCCGTATCTGATGTGCAGGACGATTACTATTTACGTTCACACCTATATGAAGACAACATACCAGAGGATGGTTGGGATAAACATATAATTTATAACTCAGAAGGAGAGATGGATTTGTTCGATCATTTGGAGTAAAAACATGAGTTATAGTATAAGGAGAATACGACTAAAGAATGAATTCATCATGTATGATCACTCAGTTACGATTTCAAATGAACTCATAGCGTTAGAACCAGCGTACTTGGACCGCAAGATCCTAGAACATATCACACGTAAACTGACGGATTCTAAGGTTGGTAAGTGCACAAAGGATCACGGTTTCATTAAAGGCATCGAAATCAATAAAGTGATGCCCGCGGAGATATCGATGTCCGACGGAGGTACCAGGTTTGCAATAACATACTTATTGCATTCATTGATGCCAAAACATGGGAACGTATACACAAGTAAGAGTGTAGTAGTAATCAACCATAATAATATATGTTGTGTCATATCAACTATCGATGACACATGTGAAGACAAACCATTTCAAATATTCATAGTTAATGGTTCTCCTAAAGGTAAGAATTATAAATTTAATGATTGTAAATGTTCGATCCCTATCCTTGGACATTCAACTGATTTTATTCTGTCTAATATAGTGGTAGATACCGTAGAATATCATGACAAACAATTCATAGTGACTGGAAAGCACATACACAACCACTTACCTTCAAAACATGATAAAAAGGTCTGTGCGAAAACGGAAGAGAAGTAAGCATGGATACTGTTCGTATTTATACCGAGCTTATGCTCACCAGACGAGGTTACGTCATAGGAGATTTCATTGACACGGATGAGGAAGGCACTCCTGGGAAAAAACCCAGATTGATCGTGACCGAGCCTAATGGCTCAAACGCGATCGTCTTCTTCATTAACAAGAAAAGCAAAACAGACAAAGTAACTATTAACGTAGTGAAGGCTGTCATATCTATGGCTAAAGAGATAACACATATAATTATAGTACACGACACTGTTCTTACATCAGATGCAAAACAAAATATCACCAATTCTACAGATGAAATCATCACTCTCTACCAATTTGAAACATTCACATGTGATGAACTCAGTTATGATCTTTTAGACATACAACGTCATCCTCCAAATATTACTATCATCAGACCCGCTGGCAAGATACATGAGGATACGCCACGGAGATATAGTGCAGGGCAGGTTCGGAGACGAAATTATCACACTTAGAAGATGTATAAACGTCAACTAACATGAATAGATAGTTCTTATAACCCCACGGGGTTATGAGGTAACAAATCTGAAATGGCATTACGCACATCTATTGTTATTTTCATCATGAATAGCTAAAGCGCGATTTCCTGTGATTGTTAAATTTACCAATAGCTATCGGACTCCTTAAGTCGTTTTTATACCTTTCGGTATAAAATATTTTTACGGAGTCCAAGTGCTCATAGTACGGGAAATCCAAGGGTGTTGCTTTTGGTTTCCGTAAGAAAATTCTTACGGAAACCAATTACATCTCCGATTCATGAATGAACCTTATATGGCTCCTACAACCATCCTTTTCAGTTGATTGTTTTCTTCCATATAACTAGATCGCTTGCGCTTACTAGGGACCGACTGAACATTGAGCCAGCTCCACTGAATCGTGGTCCTGACCGGCGAGTGACCCAGTCTGTAGCGATCCAAAGTGGACATCTCTCGACATCCTTGAACCGACGGTCTTACCCACACCCCTTTCCCCAGAAGGTGTGACCTTTGACCGTTTTCACTCGCCTAGCCTGTTCAGCACCGGCATATGCCGGTGCCTAGGTGGGGACCGTCGTCCCCGTACCACCACCATCCCACCACGCCAATGCGTGGCCCGAGATAGTGGCCGACTAGATGCTACCAGGGTATCATGTTAGTTCATGATTCATTAGCAACAAGCAACCATATGAGGACGTAGTCCGTATTGCTGCCGCCTCGGGACCTCACGATCCCACCCGCACCTGTTGTGGAGCCCTTTCTTTTCTCCACCTGAAATTCTTATAATGTTTGTGTTCAAACCAATTATGATAAACTCGTATGTTTGTGGATAGTCTTGTCCTGTTCCAAGAACTCCAGTACCACCGGCGCCCACAATAGCAGCCGCCGATGCGGCAGGCACGACGCTAACATTGGTCAATTTACCATAATTAGTGGACCCGAGTGGATCAACATTGTGGAATGCCAGAGAGTATGAATACATGTGGTACCCTGTTGGTTCTGGAATACTTGGAGCTTTGTAAAATGGTTCAACTAAAGAGTAGTAATCAGATCCCATTTGGTTAAGACGGTTTGTGTTTTCGTATGTAAATGTTGTATTAGTAATAGGATCAAATGCACCTGGTGGCTCAAAGATAATTGCTTGCGTACCTGGTACTGGTGATGCCGTTGTGTAATTTGACCAAATGTTTGTGTTGGTAATGTTCCTGACAGCGAAGAAGAGAGCCTTAATGGAATGTGAGAATCTAATATCGTAGCTTTGATTTGGATTAGTGAGTGGTGTGAAATTCTGTCGTGGTGCTGTTTGTACTTGTTCGATTAGGATGTCTCTAGGTGCACATGCCATTCTCTTACGTTCTTCGTTTGACACGATTGAGTAGTTCGCCCATACCTGGATATTAGTGAGCTCTGGCGCAGCGGCGATGTCAGTGCCAACTACAGGTACAGACGCTGGGTTTATATCGACTACGGGAACGCTGTTTTCAAGGATGAGGAGCTCAGTCCAGTTGCGGAAATTGAATGAGATACGCATCTCATTGTAGGGTAGAGCAGCAGTTGGGAGGGCCACACCAGTATCACGCGTGAAGAAGAAAGGAAGAGGTAGATTGAGATTTTGGCTGACTAATGGGGCTGCAGGAGCGTGAGGAGATATGAGGCTGTCCACATTACCTATCATGTTATCGTAACCCACTCGTTTACTGGCACTCACGGTGAAGGCTGACCAAAAATCTAGGAAGTAATTGTCGAATCTTTCAGCTACAAGATCATTGAAGGATATACATGCCTCTCTTATCAGATTATGCATAAAGTTGCGGGTCCATCTGATTCTACCATCAGCACCATGAGAATTTCCTGGTAAAAGGGTAACCGAAGGAATGGTAAGTCGAAGCCATGTTTGTAGAAGATAGTCACCGGCTCTAGATATGGAAACCGACCATTCCTGGTTAAAACCAGCAGCGCCTGATGATCTGGATAGGATGACAGGCACTTGAGTGAACCAGGTCGATTTACGGGTCTCTCTGACAAAATACGCGAAAGCTTGGTTGGAACCATATTGGTATTTTTCAATCTCGTCGAAAGTGGCAAGATCAATAAATCCACTAGTGATATTTGATCCAGTAGTTGTCATTTTTAAGACGCAAAGATAATTTTTACAGAGGTAGCATCACATGTAAAAATTTTAAGCACTAACAACCGATAAATATCAAAAAATGAATTTACAAACATGACCTCATAGAGGTACCTAAACGTCCCATAGTAGAAATTGGTGCTGCTCTACGCTGCCATAATTCAGCGTTACGCTTCCTCATTAATCGTTCTTGAAGCTCTGTTCTGAATGCGATAGTTGAATCAGTGAAGGCGTTGTTTGCCAACTGTCTGTACTCATCACCTTCACTAACACTCATCATCTTGTCGGGACCGTATGTGTTTGCCCATGGAAACACATCAACTTTACTACGTGTTACATAGTTAGGCATGGTTATCGCGTCTACGTCGTCGTAAAAAAACTTTGGGCGACCTGTCAACCGATCTGTATAAGATCGGTAACTAGTACCGTACCCTGTGAATCTAGGGTCGTAAACATTAGAATGATCCTGTTCGATTATATCCTCTTTGATTCGAGGTGTGATTATTGCATCTCCGGGATCGTACATAGTGTACTTGATCATATTGTCAGTCTCCTGTACTTCTGTTGGCCCCCATTCCTGAGTATATGAAATACCGATGTTACTTTGAATTGGCTCGCCTATATGAGATTTCTGAAATACACCTGGTTGTATCGTCTGTGTTATTATATTGTCGCGTCTAGGACTCTCGAAACATGGGATCATCTGAAGCTCATCGTCTTGGTTTTTGGAAGAAGTAGAGATTTTACCCATCAATTGAGCGATAATCTCATCAATCTCAATATCACTCACATCACCCAATCGCCTATCTAAGAACACATCTCTCACATATTTCCTAATGAATGGTTTGTTTTGTCTATTTTCTCCTACATCATTAATTAGATTCTTGATGTACATCTTACGCTGGGAAGGGCTCATCACATCAGGTCTTCTACGTCCTCCATCACCTTGTACATCTCCTCCACTCGCACCACGTTGGAAGTCTCTGAACCCCTCTACCAATTCAGGGAGATGTATTCTTGGAGGATGACTACCATGCAGCACCTTACATTGGCATGGCACATACATGCATTCTTCGCATTTAGTTGGAAGCGTACCCCAATTATAACCAGATCTCTCAGCATCGAAATTTGTCTCCTTGTTGATCTGAGAATGGACAGCGAAATCGTTATTCCGCCAGGAATCGAGGTCGTGAGATGGTGCGGCTATGAGTGGTGGTATTCTGGTCTTGGGGTTAGGTCCTCCAACCAGTTCCTGATTTAGAGATACATGGTTAGGACCGTATTCGAAAGGAACAGAGTCATTACAAAACCTCTTTTGCGTGGAAGGGAACCCCACTTTATTGAGGTGGTCTGGGTATCGAGTAGAATTATATTCCCTCATGAATTCGTATAATTGTTGATTGGATTCATGAGATTCATGAGATTTAGGAGCCTCAAATCTCTCAATTGTTGGGACTGGTGTAGTACCAGAATATACACTCATGGTAACAACCATTATTATAATTAATGTGCTGAACGCGAGGACCGGTTTGTAGGCAGCTATCACGATACATACAATCAGAGCGAGACGTGTGATCGTATTTAGTTTGGTTGATAGGCTGTCTTCAGGATTCGGAAGTAGATCGAAAGATCTGAACAACTGAGTCACATCATACATCCAAAATTTTTCATTTGAAGCCATTTTTGAAGGATGATGATAAATTGAAAAGTATACAGAAATAAATTGAAATTCCAAGGCTCAAACGTATACCTACTCACCGACCTGATCAAATTTGACAGGACGTTCTTCGTAGGTTGCATCAAATCCCAGAGGAGCGTTATACGAAAGAAAAACATCCCAGCGCACCAATACTGGTTCGCCACACACAGCAAACGAACAAATACATGGGCTCTGGCTACACATATTTTATTCCATTATAAATGTATCGATTACATAATCGATACTATCTGGTCGTATGTATAACTGGTGTAGCATTTCTTTAGCGAGCACATACTTTACTGTTCCATGTATATTATATACTTTAGCTCTATCTACGCTATCATTCGACCATTGTAAATACGAGTTTGTAGATATATTCGCGTTATTATTGTCGATCAGATTAATGAATTCATCAGTTAGCATTTTCATGGGTTTGTGCATACCTGATTGAATGGATCGACGACCACCCACAAACATACGAATGACGTCTTGTATGTCATACATGAAATCGAATGGCGGGAATTTCATTGTATTTGTGATGTCGAAATCTGGTAATTTATTCATATAGTTATTAGTTCCATATTCCATTTCGTCCCAGCCGATGATAGATTCTCCATCGATTATTATAGGTTTCCAATACAAGCGGCTACCTGATTTCAATAACTCTGCATTTCTTAAACCATAATATTTTTCATTCGTATATAATGGTGATAATATTTTTGCCAGGCCAAAATCCGCGAGGTACACTACTATACCTGTGTTCTTGATGTAATATATTTCGTCGTCGATGTCGTACGAAAAGTAACCACCAGGCTTTATTCTCTGGACCAATATATTTGAAGCTTTTATATCTGTATGCCATATGGCATAGTATCTCTGAATAGCGTGTAACGCTATAAGAGTCTGATATAAAACACTTATTTGTTCATCAAATGTTTCTAGGTTAATAAATCTAAGATCTGACGATGCCGATTCCATGAACGTTGTGTAACAAGAGTCAGATAAATAATTATCCATGGCTTTTGTATCGTTAAACACGTTACATTTATCACATACAGCCATATTGTAGGTAAATGTAAAATTTTGGCATTTATGGGTGAATAGAAGCTGGTTAATGAGATTTAAGATCTTGTACTCTTCCGGGTAGTATTTCTTGTCGACATCATACCATTTTTCTTTATATTTAGTGCCTTCTTTCATTTTCAGTTTCTCATCATATGTGAGGTATGCCTCTTTTATCACAAGTTCATCACCCGAAAGTGTGCCTCTGTATACCTGACCAAACGTTCCCCTACCAATCACCACTAAATCTAAAAAATTAGCTTTAAATTTTTGAGTTCTACCTGACATACATACTGCCCATTGATTTACTTTTATTGACTCTATTTTTCTATTGATACGTTTTCCCTTATTTAGACGTTTAACAAACCAATTTTTCACATCCATTATTTGTGGAGAGGAGGATACCCTAACAGGGCTTTTCTTTTTTGAAACTGGTATTGGTGATTGGCGGGTTGGAGAGGAAGCCCCAACAGGGCTTCCACATTCTTTCTCTATCTTTTTATAAGTTGGACCACCAATTTTAATGATCCTTCCCGTGGTTGGGTTTACAACTGGATTATTAAACCATTTGAGACATTTAGGTGAATAGCGAACACTTCTATGATATTGAGATCCTCCCGAACATTCAACCTCAAGATCCTTATATACCTTTCCAGTAGGTTTAATCTTGCGATTGGTTCTTGGATTGACTGATTTGTTTCTCTTCCATTTATCACATATATCCATTTTCTTTTACAAATATTTATCTATTTGATCTAAACGTCTTTATAGTTTCCTAAAAGATGTCTTTAGAACTAACTGTTGAGCAACGAGAGAAACTACGGAAGCTTGACGAAGAAATGAAACGTAAGAAGGATCATGATGAGAAAAACCGAAATCGTCGTGAAGCATCATCAAAAGCTACTGGAATTCCAATCGACATTGTAGATATGGACGTCATAAAGATAGGGACACTGCTAGGTATTATTAAAAAAAAATCAATACTTGAGGGAAGAGAACCTAATACCGGATCTCTTTTAAAAATGTTACTCGGTTGTGAAGACGAATTTAAGATAGATCGTTCCAAGATACCAAAGAACTTCAGGAATGCTCGTACAATAATTACAGAGTCCGATAAGATAAGCTATCACCAACAATATGTCCAGCAACAATGTCAACACCTGTCAGCTATTACAATGTCACTCATCAAACAAGAGCTTATAAATATACACAAATATATAAATATTAACCTTGAAACAAACACGATAGAGAACCTTAAAACAGCATGTGTTGAAACTCTTGACGTCCTTCTTGATGAATTATGTGAAGATGATGATGACGAAATATGGTCAACACTATCGGTTGTACGTAATGCGATGTTGGGAGCTGTAGATATATGTGAATATAAGAAGATCTTACATAACCATATCGTTATACTCAGGAGAAATGGTAAACCATACGCTCGCATTCTAGACCATTTATCTGTTAATGATGTGAGGCTGTCGCTATATAGGGGGTGTCTTACCAAAACGAAAGGTCCTCTTACCCCAGAAGAATCAATGAGATTATCAAGAGAGATTGAACTAAGGTGTTATATGAAACCACCGGAATTAAAACCATTTGATTTTAATGATATAGTGAGGCATTGCTGTATACCGTCTCTCGTATGTGTCCCCATAGATGAAGTGATAGAGAACGGACTGGTAGGGCCTTACCGCAATAACCCCATAGGATACCTCAATGTAAATACACCTGGTCTAACTCCTTGGTCATTCTATAATTTGAAGAGCATTACTGCACAAGGTGTTAGATTATGGGTGTTAGATAATAGATTATGGATGTTAACCGATAATATGATTTCCACGATGACAGCGTATATGATCAAAATCTTCAGGACGTTTTACTATGAGTATTATGGAAACAATACTTTCAGGCAAGGATTTTGGTTGGCGTCACACAACAAGCATTATGACGCGTTCATGAACATGATGAACAATTTATCTTTTATCAGTAATAACGCTATGTTCCATAAGTTTTTGACGTTGGTAATAATGCAAAGATCTCCGTTGATTCCCACTGAGTATGATTTCTTTAACCACCTCATGTATTATGAATTTCCAGTCATGTATGATCCTTATATTAAATGCCTTGAGGATAATATTAAGAAGTCTTTTGATGATTTGAATGACGAGCATCTGGAGAAAATGCTGCGAACTTTCGGTACCAAAATCTTATAATTTGAATTTAACTTTCTGGAGTAAGCGAATTTTTAAAATGTAGAATACCCCCTTGTACAAATGTCTCTCACGCATATTTGCACCTTGGCTCTAATATTACTTTATATGATGCTACTTTTGTCATATAAAAACACTCTTTCGAGTTATGCATTATCTTGGTGCATCAAAATGAGCACACAGAAGACGTTTCACCCTACCCACCCAACAAATGAACCTACTCTCTCAAATGAACAGGTAGTGGCCGCTAAACATGTTCTTGTCAAGGATGTGAATGAATTCCCACGTGTTAATAGGCGCTTCGTGGACCCATTAAAGGCATGTGAACCAAAATTCGCCCTCTTTTCATATATTGAACATCAAGATATAGAAATGGTTGCATTTTTAGACGAAATTAAGGATGTATTGAACCCGGAACATAAGAAGCGACTTGATGAATTGAATACTAGACCTCAAATACTAAAAGGAGTCGCCAAGATCAGAGGCGCGTACGTTACACAACAAGAAGCAGAGCATCGTGCTGAAGAGATCGTTAGGGATATAGATTCCACTAATTCTATTTTCACATGTATCGTTGGTGTACCGTTCCCATTGGTCAGCGAAGGCATGTCCGAGGAAGTAAAAGAGGTTGACCTCCAACAACAAACAGAGAACACCATCGCTCATAACGTACGTAGACAGCGACAAAAGGAAAAGAAAGAAATAGAAGATATCAAACGGCGTGAGGAGGAGCTCATGCGGAATGCTGAGAAAGACCCGAACGCAGACGATGAGGATAACTACATCGCTCAACGCGTGAAGCTGGCTCATCTCAGATATTCGATAGATCAACACGTTAAGAAACATGCTGAATGTATCGATAATGAAAAGAAGTGTGTTGAATGGCTAGTGGATATGAAGAGTCGTAACCCAGAATTTGAGGAAAAATATATGGAAAAGTATATGGCTGGGCGTAAAGCAGCGCACATTCCAGACGATCACAATCTCGAGGGTTTCATGAAGTACATGAATGACCCCCTTATTAGGCTCGATGCGATCAAAGAAGATTAATTTTTCAAACAACTTTCATAACCCATCAGGGTTAGGAAAAGAATTTATTTACGTATTCCTGCTAGCGCCGCCGACAAGATGGGGTATCTATCCTGGGTATTTGTAGTGGTTGACGTTATTTGTGATGACTGGATTGGTTTACTTGAGATATTAGATTTTGACCCATTTTTTGAAGTATTTTGTTTTTTATCCATTTATGTTTATAGTAATATTTTTAAGTCACGATATCTATAATTTATCAAGGATCTGTTTTACCACCTTATCGATTTGGGTTAAGCCGTCAATGATGTAAGAGCTGTTCCTCATTGGTTCACTCTCATACGTCTTAACGTATCCCTCGTGAAGGAATTGTAGATATTTCTTATCTACATCACGTTCGCATTCACGATTCCTGGTTCGCATGCGTTCGAAGCATGTATCTACGTCCGTATTTATATAAAAACTTATATCTGGTTTCCACGCGAGGCGGTCATAAATGTCGTGAATGAGTGGCTCTTCATCTTTCGTGAGACATCCGTTTTTGACCCCGTTCTCGATAAAGATCTATACTATAGATGTACCTATAATTCAAAATGAAAATGGTTTGAAGATACTAGAACACCTCAAAATGTATGTATTCAAGACAAAACTACTAGAATTTATAGATGAATTATTGGTGTTATTTGAGGATAAGAATAAGATAGTGTATAAACGTCTTATCCATTACCATCATTATGTTAAGAATAAGTTGGATGAAGATGACCTAGACGACATGGTGAATAATTTCCTATCACGTAAAAATATAGAAATGATATCTTCTCATAATCATAGGTTAATGAAAGGTACTTCTATGGAGATGGACGTAGATCTTTTATGGGAGTCATGCACTTCAAAAAACAAAGCTATCATATGGAAATGGGTGGATGTGATCATAGATACCTTAAATCTAACAGATCTGGATAATTAAAATGATAAAATATTGACTCGTAAAAAATGGTGCAGCCACATGACTACACACTTCGTGTTATGCCCTATGATGATGACCTTAGAGAGGATTTCGATCCATCGAAACCATGTAAAATACACATATTCTTACTGATTGTTATCATAGTTCTATTCTTACTATATATGATCAGACGATAATTTATAATTTTATAACCCCGATGGGGTTAAAAAAGCATTTATAAATTTTAATCACTTAAGTTCCAGTCAATCTCCCTAATACCTTTTTTGTTAAGGTATTCGTTTGCGTCCGAGAAACAGTTACACCCAACGTACCCTGTAGCCATAGGTGATGGGTGTACAGATTTGAGGACGCGATGTCTGTTAATATCAATGAATGTAATTTTTTTTTGGGCAGCTGCTCCCCATAACATGAAAACTATGTTATCCTTTCTCATGTTGATTTGTTGGATGATTTCATCTGTGATTCTTTCCCACCCCTTACCTATGTGGGAACTGGCTTTCCCCGAACACACTGTCAATACAGTGTTAAGGAGTAGAACTCCCTGTTTCGCCCATTTCATTAGATTTCCTGATTTGTTAGGTGTTGTGAATCCAGTCCTCTTCAGCTCATTATATATGTTACGTAGAGATGGTTGAATCCCATTACGGACCGAGAACGACAGACCATGGGCCTTATTAGGAGTATGGTATGGATCTTGTCCTATGATTACCACCTTCATTTCATCGAAAGGTGATGCGTTGAGAGCTTCGAATATTTCATGCTTCGGTGGGAATACTATAGTATTATCGTACTGAGACCACACCCATGAGCTGAACAATTGTAGGAATTCGTCTCTCTGATCTTTTGAGAATGCCTCTCCTAGGATTTGTTTCCATTGAGGGTCTGTTATTAGATCAAGGACTGTATCTGGTGTCCATGAAGGTATGTTTCTTACTTCTACACAATCGAACGTTCTTGCTTTTTCAAGGGCTCTACTCATATGGTCTATGTCTATTATCTCGCCGTCTATGATGCACATTTCTAGTTCGAATTTGATATCACTTTCTAACGCCACATAATTGGCCATCATCAGAGGTATCTCTCCATTTATATAATTTACATGTACCTCGTCTCCGTCGAGGAATCGAACGAGAGGTAATTCCTCTCCATCAACCTCATCGACTGAGACTACGACACCTCTAGATCCTACTAGTTTACCTCTAAATTTGGACGTAAGAGCCACTTGAGATGTCGGACCTAGATAGATCTTACGATCATTCGAAAAATCGTAGATGTGATTATGATAGGTTGCATTTTTATAATAATAATCAATGGTCTTTCTGATTATGTTATTGGTGGTGTCGTTAACAATGATAGTTGGTTTGATAGTCATAGGATCTGGGGATGAAGGGAACGTGAATGTTTTATTTTCTAGCTCTTCTAATTGCCGAGAAGTGAATGATCTGACAAACAGTTGATAATCGATATGATTTTTGATGATACACCTAGCGATTACACGAGCCTTATCTTTTTCATCTTCAGATAGATTAAAGTAATTAGTAACTGAATATTTTTTCAATCTTTCATCCCTTAAAGTTCTAGATTTTTTATATCCTCTATTCCATGGTTTATTGATGACCCAATAATTATAATTTTCTTTACATGCTTCATGTACAATATCTGATCCCACTTCCACATCAAACGTAAGGTTTTGAAAGAGACGCCCAACTGCCATACATATATTATCATAACCAAATGTGCCTGGTTTTGGTACCTTTAGACCATAGACTATCTGGACCCAATTATTGAGGGGTACAGTATTGAATGGGTGATCATATTTGAACACACCATTAGCTGTGCAGTCAGGGCGATCAATTTCAGGTCTATGCTTTGGTTCCATGTTTTATTTTAGACCCTTCTCATGATAATTATTTTTCAACTTTATTTCATAACCTCGATGAAGTTATAAAAAAATCAAATCCGTTAATCATTAAATTCAAACCTATCAATACCTAATCTAGATCTTATTGTGGCACCCGAAATCTTGAGGTGTTTATCTAAAATACGTTGTTCTATCTTTTCAATATCTGGTTTAGTCGATGGCTCTAGCTGCTCAGGTACATCTGAGCATTTGAATAATTCTCGTGTTTTTTCATGTGATAGCACAGATACATCCAGTTTTATTTTCTGTTTCGTCTGTCTATCCACCTTACTCACCATCTCACTAATAGTCTCTATGTTTTTATATTTTTTTATGTAGTTGAGTGATGTGACCGGGCCTATTCTCGATATGTTATCGTTAAAATCTGTGCCACACATAATACAAAGATCCAACCAGCTAGTTTTATCCAACTCCAACCCTGATAGTATATTCTCTATTTTGATTTGTGTGAACTCCTTCGACCCAAGGTCAACATCATAAAGCATGACAGGGACGCAGCACGCAAGCACGTCAGTGTCCTTTGTCATTACTGCGTCAGCGATTCCCCTTTTGACGAGCTCAGCGCATAGTATTTCCGCCTCACCCTTCGCAGTGATGTAATTTATCCCAAACATAGTCAATAATTCCTGGACGTTCTTGAAATCGCCATCTGTAATATGAAGGATATTACCACGTAGCTTCTCTATATATTGCCTGACTTTTGTTGTTGAAAAATCTGTAGAAATCCCTTTAATTATAACCTGTGTTGGACGTATCTTTCCGCTGATATTTAATAGATCTTGGCTGATGTCTCCAGTATTGTTATATTTTTCAAGGTCATCTTCTAGCTTTTTAATACGAGCGATCGAAGCATTTTTCTTATCAGATCTTTTCTTCCTCTCATTTGTCTTCTCCTTGGGGGATTTCCCATCGAATACGAATGTTGGTTGAATGTTATTTTCAATGAGTGTAGAAAAAAGCATCATGAAAGCTTCTTCATACATCTCTTTGCGTGCTGCTTTGTACATGTATATGAAAAGTGAAGCATCTACTACTATTTTCTTATTTTCAAATGATTTCATTGGTACACGTTCTTCATATGAAGGAACATGTTTCTTGAGTAAATCTCTGAGTCCTTTGATACCCATTTTGCTTTCTATCATACATCATTATAGTTAAACTTCATATATTCTCGGCACATCGTGATGTGATGAGAATGTTAGTATTGTGCCGCCCAGTTGTGAGCGATGCGAACATCACTCACTACTGAGTAGAAAAGGAAAAGGTTAGTATTGTGCCGCCCAGTTGTGAGTGATGCGAACATCACTCACTACTGAGTAGAAAAGGAAAAGGTTAGTAGAAAAAGAAATGATTGTTATCTACATACGTGAACCTTGAGTACGGATAATAAAATCAGTTATTCTCTCCTTCTCATGGATCTTAAAACACTTGCGTGTAGCGTTATTTTTATAACGTCTAGTCTTTCTATCCTTACCATCTTTATCTTTTTTGGTGATGAATTCAGTATCAACACCCTTGCATATTTTATGCTTACACTCAAAATCTTTTAAGTTTTCCTTTATCTTCTGCTCAACCTCAACACGAGAATGAGCGAACTTACATTCGACTCCGAACCTACACTTTCCAATTATGCCGATTGTTTCTCCTTCTATCTTGAAGATGTTCTTACAAAGTAAAAATTTCTTATCAATAGGAACATGTTTTGGAGAAGAGTGTGGAGAAGATCGTTTTGGAGAAGAGTGTGGAGAAGAGTGTTTTGGAGAAAAATATTGTGTTCTTGGTATAGGTGGAAATGTAGATTTCTTATGACCAGGAGGATGAGTAAATGTACATTTACGATTCTCACATTTGAAACCGTTTCTGCACATTGGTTTAGGTCCTCTCTCAGTTTTGCGTTCATTAGATGGTTTTCGGTTCTTTAAAATGGTAATATCATGAGAGAATTTACACCTCTCCTTGAATTTACAATCTTCACCATTTCTAATAAAGTTGCAAAGCCTTGTAGAGTAGTCAATCTCATGTTTTGGCATATCATGAGAGAAATTACATTTCTCCCCAAACAAACATTTCTTACCATCTTTAACGGTTTTACAGTATACTGGTTCAAATTCTATATAAGTCCTCTTACCCACCTTCACTTTGATGTAAGTAGCTGGTACATACTTCATCGATCCAGGCGATGTATTATTTTTATCATCCTTATGAGAAGGCTTGACGATGGCTCCCAAGACTGGATAGTCATCATTGTCGAGATCTGATTCAACTATTGGAACCTTCTCAAGCCAGTTTAATTTACCTTCCAACACACATAAACCATCGAGTTGTTTCTTACTCTTTTCACGAAGCAACTGAAGACGTATAGCGTCCGATATCTCTTCATCTTCCTCGTCATCTTCCCAGATATCGTCCTCTGAATCATCTTCATCATACCTTCTTTTCATAAGGCTTGCCTCGCAATCGTCTGAATCGTAATCGACGTCACTAAAAGCATCATCATCATGATCGTACAAATCTTCCTCGTACTCACAACCATTTGAGAAAATGTTCTCAGTGGTTTCAATGATATTTTTGTTGCAATACATATTTGTATCAATTACTTCTACGTCCATATTTATATGAAGTAATATTTCAACTTTTCTATGAACTTGGTTAACTTTAACTCAAATAAAATCTATATCCCCTAGGGGATATAGATGAATGATAATGAATGATATGTTTATGTTTTTATGATACCTTCTTCCAACATCACAAAGTCGACAACCGTAATAGCCTCCCATTCCTGACGTTTTCCTGATTTGTCAATTTCAAACGTTGTATATCGTTCAGCCAGGCGTTCCGCATATTCATGTAAGTATACCGGGATAAGGTATTTACTTGAAGATGGAATCACCCTTAGGATTTGTTCATGAGGGTGAGATGGTTTTGTTTTTTTAAATCTATGAGATATGATTGGTCGTTTCCTTATACATTCTACGAATGAATTAGCGTGGAGGGTATAATGATAAGGGTAGAACCAATCCCATGCTTTTGTAGCATTGATTCCTTTGGTATAATAGAGATACACCCATTGGACGGTCTTCATGTAATCGTATATCAAATCATCTATATAGAAATTATCAGGACATGTATACAGTCTTTCTAATTTATATTCTCTATAATCAATTCTATACTGTTCAATATCACCTTTCCATAGAGGATTGGGGAACCTCTTATTATAATCGTCTTCATCTAAGTTCTCATCCTTATGACGAGCTTCCATTATATTTTTCTCCCTTTTACTAAGAATCTTTAGGAGTCTTACGATTTCACCTATTTTGAGATAGCCATGTTTCGTCTCGACTAGAGGTTTTTGGTAGTTTTCAAAGAAGAAATCCAGAGCCCCAATCTCTGAACTACTCTCTTTGATTTCTAGTGATGGAATGGGGGGGAGAAAGTCATTACCTATGAAACAACTCCAAATGATTAAATCATGGGGACTCACTGGGAGGTTCTTTCTAACTATGTCTATATTTATGAAATCAAAATATCTTTTTTCATTTTCCCTCATGATGTAGACATTGGGCATAGTAAGAGTACTGCATAATAGAATTAAATCAGCATCCATTCCCACTACATAATAAACATCTTCATTATTATCATGGAGTTTTATCCAATCCATTAGTTTATGCTCTCCTTCACCAGGTTCTGAATCATCTGAAATGATGATATTGACCTGGTTCTTGGAAATTACCCAATCACAAACTGTGATATTTTGAGATAGCTCTCTCATAAATTCAGTTCCAGCTGTGATGCATGTTGAATCAAAAACATCGTCATTTTTTTCTTCCCGTTCCTTCGCGGCTCTGAAGCGTCTTTGTCGTTGCTGATTTTGCTTTGACATTGGGGCCACTCCATCGATTGCTAAGTAAACGGTCTTACGAGGATGTGCAATATCTATCAATTTATTTATCTCTGATTTGACACATTTGTATAAGTCATGAATTGATGGAGGTGATACCTTTTTGATTGGAGTCTTCATACGTCGTTTAGGGATAATTATCCCAGACTTTCGAGGGGCATATTTGCCATACTTGAAAACCTGCTGCGCGGCTTCGTGGATAACACCATTCATATCTATCAATAAGTGATCTACATCACCAGGGATAGACGATGAGATGCTCTCCTTAAGAGTCTCGTGTTTTCTGAACCAACTGTAGAAATGTTTGATACCCATTTCTCTTTATTCATGTAGATATATACTTAACTTTGAAAATCAAATATAAGTCATAATTTTAGAAAATCTGAGTCAATCAAAATGGATAACGGTATCTGGATATTTATCGTAGTCGTCATCATCCTCATAGGTGGGTTCTGGCTCTACCAAACCTTTGAGGGATATAGTAATGGCTTCGCATATGCTCAGCTTGGTGGAAGCTATAATACTCAGCTCTTTTCTCCCTGTGTTTCCAAACGATGTGCTGGTGGACCATATATGTACACCTCAAACCCATATCTTCAAACTTTATGTCAAGGTGTCAGTAATGAAGAACTAGCGCAAGTTGCATGTGGTAAAGGATTCCATGGTAGGCCAGTTCACTTTGACTATTCCGGACTTAGTGAAAGTGTCCCTATGAAAGTAAGCGCTCCTATCCCTGTACTTAGTAAAAATATGGAAAAATGTGGTAAGGACTTACAGTATGGAGCGTGGGGCAACGCTCTTTGCAATACTCCATCAACAACATCCCTATGTGTATTGTAAATTATAATTATAAATGTTATAACCCCTAGGGGTTATAAGATTAAGTAAAGTAGAATATAAAGAAAGGTTTTTAGTATTCAAATTCTATATCCCCTTCCCATCAGGGGGGTCCCCCACCCCAGTCCTTTTTCTTATTTATAGAAAATGGTTATATTGGTTGACAATAAGGGTATACCCTGGTCCCTTGATGAGATTATATGTAAGGGAGGATTTGGTACCATTTATTCATGTACAGATAATGATAAAGTAGTGGTAAAAATTCAACCACGAGTAGATGATCAATTGATAAAAGAAGAGCGGTTTTATCGCGATATGAATGATCGCTCTAATATATCATACAAGTACATACCAGATCTAGTAACATCAGGGGTTGTAAATAATATTAGATTTATAATAATAGAGAGGTTTCCTTTCGATCTCCAGCGTTTTATCGACAATATTTACCTTTCAAAACATGAGAGATATGAAATGGCGCGCCAGCTCATATCAGCGATTCAATTTATACATTCTTTCGGATACTCACATGGAGACCTCAAAGCAAAGAATGTACTTGTAAGATCTGAAGGAATAAACACTTCTTTATATATAACAGATTTTGGTCTCGTCCATAAGTTTATAAAAGAAGATGTTCATGTTCCTTACATCATCGGAAAATTATGCCTTCATCGAGGAACAATACCATTTATCAGCGAGGACTCTCATGTAGGTGTCATACCAAGCAGACGCTCAGACCTCGAAAATTTGGGGTGGTTACTTATATCTTCATTATTTGGAGGTATATTACCATGGTCCAAACAAACATCCAAACATTCAGTTTTGGTAAATAAACAATACGTGAAACAGAAGATCTCAAATGGCGAGGACGTGATATTGAAGAAGATGATGCCTGGACAGTCTCATAAGAGACTTTTTCATTTTATGAAAAATATAATAGGGCTCAAATACGAGGAAAAACCTGATTATGCTTCTCTAGATAATATATTTATAACAAATTGAATTTCTCCTTTCTGAAATTAAACACAATTATTATCAAACAATGCCTACTCATTGTGATAGATATATTGGAACACTTATTGGAGGTTGTATCGGAGACATCCTTGGATCCACTAACGAAGGAAAAACATTTGACTCGATCAGAACAACAAGTTTAGTCACTAAATTCCACGTTAATCGCTATACTGATGATACTGAACTCACATTAGTATTAGCTCGTTACCTAGCTAATCCTCCTAAAAATGATCATTCAATGGTTCAGGAGGTGCATAGCATGTACCAACAGGTTGTAAAATGTAGCAATCGTGGTTATTCTTCAAATACCCGTAGTATTCTTAGCAATTGGAACCATTGCATGTTAGCGGGGTCAGCAGATACGAACGGTGCTGTTATGAGGATCGCCCCTTTAGCTTTAGTCAGTCATACTTCTGATAAAGATTTATATAATAAAATTAAATATGCCATTTATTGTACTCATGGGGAGAATAAAAACGCTAGAGATGTAGCGTTTATTCATGTAAAACTCCTAATTGGTATTATCAATCAGAAACATAAAACTGCCGAGACAATATATCTTTACGCGAAAGAGCTTGCTCAACGCGTAAAGAATCCAATCATTTATGCCTACCTCACACTTATCCATCCAGACAACAAGAAGAGGTTCGAGGAGACTAATTGGAATATTACCAAGAGCGTCTTCGGTTTTGATTTATTCCAAATCAAAGCCATTGATTGCTTCATCTGCACGTTGACGTGTTTTTGCTACAATTTCAAGAATCCTAAAGATGCTCTCATTATGGCAGCTAACCTCGGGGGCGACACCGATACCGTAGCCAAATTAGTAGGGGATCTGATGGGGGCCACGTATGGTACGGAATGGATCCCGGAGGCATGGCGAAACCCAGAAGGTAAAGATGAATTGACTGACCTCGCCAAAACACTATACAAACAACAAAACGAAGATTAAATTATTAGTGGAAACGTGGAAACAAGGATTCCCTAACAACGTTCCCATACCCCGACGGGGTATGGGAAATTTATATTTAGCCAATTTTAATTAATTGCATGTTAATAGTTCCACTTTGTAATTCAGATACAGAGATACACCTCATATCCAATATGGTTACGACCGTGAATGTTAAAATTCTAGAAATACCAGATGATGCGTTATTGGCTACATATGTGCTTGGAACAATGTTCATTTGAGATTCATTTATCGCTACGCCGTTACTGAATAATCGAATTGATGAAGGGGCTGAATGTGTTAGTGCAACAGAATTAGGATTAGCGATATAATGATAAGTACCTGGTTGCACGGTAATAGTGGTAGCAGTTGTTGTGAAGCTTGAAGGGGAAGATACTTTTATAACGGTTAAGGGTAACGGTGTGATCCCGGTTACTCCTGTAACATCTATATCTATATAATCTGCAGGCCTTAAAGGCCCTGTTGGCCCTGTTGGCCCTGCTGGCCCTACTGCTGGCCCTACTGGCCCAGTAGGGCCAGCAGTAGGAGTCACATATTTCCATTGGTTTTTAGTCGAATTGTATGCTAAAGATTGCCCATCATTGGGTGCACCCGTAGTGATCTGAACATCTGAAATGAAAGCATTTCTTGATATATTTTTCGTTGACATTTTAGTTTTAAGAATATTTTTTTTTACCAGTCATTCAGATATAATATTTTTAATGCACCCGATCGCCGATCCAAAATTATAACATATAGAAGTCCCCAAGCCTCGTCCCCTTCAAAAGGGGGAAGGTTCCTTGTCTAATCATGGTATTTTTAAGATTTACAAGTAATTGTTTAGCGATATGAGGTCGATCTAGTATCTTGTTCATTATAACGTCTTGATCGATAGTGCTTGGATCTACCGCATATTGGGGAATACAATTTTGTCCAACGTAGTACGAGATGTAAGGAGATGATGGGTTAACAGGGTCGAATGGTTCTGTCCTCAGTTCACAGTTCAACATACCAGCTCTGAATCTATCTTCTGCTGTATTTTTGAGGAGGACTTCTCCAGGAGAAAGACCAATTGTTTGATGGTTTCCCGCGAACATAGTATCAGCTACTTGTCCATATTCTTCGTTTGCTTGGTTTGATGCTGCGTATTCACACACGCCGTCCCAGTTCTGGGCGCATCTATTTGACATATATACTTGACATGCCTTGCTGTTCTGGCCGTACGTAGCAGCATGGCTACCATGATTGAAACGCTGTGATGCGTTATTCCCAATGCAGTACGTCAATGGATCGTTGTTGTACACTGGTAGAGCGTTCACAGGGGAAGCACCAAAGTGAGATAACTGTGCATACATTTTTATCTATGACTGATAAAAATGAGTCTTAATTCTGTATAGGTTTATGATGATGCTTAAACAATAAAATGGGTGGTTCGTTAGAGACTAATGAATTATTTGAGGAGATTCCGGAAGATATACGTAAGATCTTTATTGAAACTGGTACGTATAAGGGTGAAACATGTCGTAAAGTATCACCTCATTTCGAGAAGGTTTACACAATTGAGATATTTGAGCCACTATATCTGGAATCTCTCGCATCATTCAGAGATTATGGTAATATCGAAGCCAATCTAGGAGACAGTGTGGATGTACTACCCACCCTATATGATAAGTATAAGAACGGAGCCGTTTTCTACATGGATGCCCATGTAAGTGGATGGGATAGTTCCCATAATCCAAAACATCCTTTGCCTATACTCGAGGAGATTAAGGTAATTAATAAGAAATCTTTAGGTCCTAGTTTATTCATTATTGACGATCTGAGGTTATGGAAAACTGGCCAGTGGCAAGGTATTTCAAGCGCTGGTATATGCTCGCAATTCAAACCGGGCCAGATCAAGAGGGCTTACGAAAAGAATGATAGGTATTGGATCTTCACGAACCAAACATAAATTACATAAATTACATAATTACAAGTAAGCTAAAGAGTTTATATATATATTCAAAATGCCTAGAAAAACTGCTTTCATTACTGGTGTTGGCGGGCAGGATGGTAGCTACCTCGCCGAACTACTGCTCGAAAAAGGATATGAAGTGCATGGACTCATAAGGCACTGTTCTATGAACAATAAATATAGGGTATGTCATCTTGAAGAAAATGACAATTTTCATCTTCATAGAGGTGAAGTGGCTCAGAGTTTACTCAATCTTATTAAACATATCAAACCAGACGAAATTTACAATCTAGCTTCTCAATCTTTTGTTAAAGCATCATTCGATATACCTAGGTACACCACTGATGTAAATGCTATCAGTGTGTTAGAATTACTAGAAATTATTAAAGTGGTTGATAAGAAGATAAAATTTTATCAAGCATCAACATGTGAGATGTTTGGAGACTCACCCACTCCTCAAAACGAATGTACTCCGTTTCGCCCACGGTCTCCATATGCTATATCGAAGCTCTATTCATATTGGATTGTGAGAAATTATAGAGAAGCTTATAATCTCTTTGCTGTCAACGGTATTCTCTTCAATCATGAGAGTCCGCGGAGGGGTGAATGTTTCGTGTCTAAAAAAGTATGTAGAGGAGTGGCTGATATAAAGGATGGTTTTAATGATTGTATAATTCTAGGAAATTTAAACGCGAAACGTGACTGGGGGCACGCTCGCGATTTTGTCACATGTATGTGGAAAATGCTTCAACACGACGAACCTGATGACTACGTAGTCTGTACCGGCGAGTATAGGACAGTACGTGAACTGGTGGAAGAAGCTTTCAAAAATATAGATCTCGATATCACATGGAAGGGTAATGGTCTTGATGAGGTGGGAATAGATCAGAATGGAGAAACGAGAGTACGTGTAGATAAAGTATATTTCAGACCCACAGAAGTTGACTTCCTTCATGGTGATTGTAGTAAAGCAAATAAAATACTTGATTGGAAACCTAGTATCGGTTTCGAGGATATGATAGCTGAGATGGTAAATATTGAGCTTCTTAATGATGAAGATTAGATTCTATTACCCTATAAGGGTAATAGAATTTAGTTCCCTCTTCCAATTATTCCCTCTTAAATATATTTAGTTTAGAAATCATCATCGGGTATGTATTCATCCTCATCAACATATGTACTTTCTTCATATACTTCATCTGTATTATCGTCTGTATGTCCCTCAATTGCTGAGTCGATGATCTTCTGATAGTCTACTAATAACCCCATGAACCCCGTGCCAGCCTTGGGTTGGTTTCCAGATATGATGGCAGCACTGACACCCGCGTTATTCTCCGTCTCAGTTCTCATTGCTGCTGACAAGAGAATGTCTGTACTTTCTTCGAATGTAGCCTTGCTTAGAGGACCTACGTCGTTATTACGCATAGTGTAGCGTGTGATAGAACACGGCTTACCCCTGTATGTCATCTTATCAACGAGTAACTGAATGTGTAAAGTGTTAACATTTCCAATTACCTTTTTAAGATCATCAAATAGCATTTGTCTAACCGCAGAGATACCCAAACACTCGTATACCTCCCAAAAATCACTACAATACAACCTCTTATTATCAATAAGAGGATGGGCGAGCATTTTCTTGAGATTGGAGCCTTCTGTTACAATGAGCCATTCTCCGTTTTCATAATCTAAATGAGCGGCCCTGACTCCCTCCATACCACAAACTAATACCTTGTTTAATGTAGTTATATAATCATTAAAACATTTCTGGGCCGATTTGAAAGTGATCGTGATGGATGTAGGTCCGATACTGCAGCTGCATTTACTGAATATTTCATCCTCGCGGTCACGAATTGCTTTAGCGATCTTAAACGTATTCAGACGATTGATATACATGATTTTAGGATCTATATCGAATTCAAACACTGCTGATGTACCATCCATTTCCATTGATGGTTTGGTATTATATATATCACCGAAGTAAAGTCCAACTATTGAGCGGCCTACTTCTTTTCTGAGAGCGTCTGATGTTTCATACTTATTTTTGAAATAAATAGTGCATGTTTTTACTTTCATTTTCTTACTCATGTTCAGAATCTCTTCTAATCTACCTACACCTGATTGTTGAAGCTTGCCTGCAGTGTGAAATGTATTTAGTGTTGTTTGCGTCTGATGTTCGCATATACTTTGAGCTCCAATGATACCTACACACTCACCAGGTGTAGCCCTGCATGTGTGATATTTATCGATGATATATTTTTTGAACTCTTCGTACTTGTCTGGAACTATCTTAATTTTATTGAGTTCTCGTCTCAAAACACTGTCTTGTTTTTTCCTAATCTGATTATTCATGATGTCAGGGATGTTGGATCGCCATGAGCAGCCCTCCACTATGTCCTCGATCTCGTCTTCAGTCAAAACATCGGCTTCTTTAGTCCTATCGTCATCGGGTCCATTTCCTCTGTTCAGTTTTACGGCAATTCTTTGAATATTGACAGGATATACTTCTCCATTGGATTCATTGATGTTAACCTTAGCAGGGTCAAAACCATGATTCCCAAAAGAGAACTGATATATGTTTTTCTTTGCATCTCTGACTGTACCATCATATTCAATCTTAAGATCTTCGTTTATTTTAACTATTGAACGTTGAATATATCCAGATGTTGCCGTTCCCATAGCTGTCTTTGTCATACCTTCTCTACCAGTCATGGCGTGAAAGAACATCTCGTCTGGATGCATACCCTCGATGAATGAAGATGCCACGAAACCACGGCTCCTATATTTACGAGCGGGATCGTCTATAATAACCTCTGGGTAATGAATGAGAGTACGCTTCCTATTAGAAAGTGTGGGTGCTGGTCTATGTCCATTAAGATTTTGTTGCCCAAGGAGTCCTGTAATTTGAGCGATATTGAAATAATCACCTTTACTACCAGAGGTAACAGTGCTTATGAAATTATTGTCAGGTCTTAGAGCCTCTTTGGCTATCTTGAGACCGATATCTTTTGCTTTGTTGAGGGTGCAATTAATACGTGCCTCTCTGATTTGTTGGTGGTCTGTGGATTTAGAGACGTTTATAGCTTCCAAAAAGTACTTCTGAGTGATGTTTTTAATCTCATTTTTCTTATGTGGGTCACCAATGAGGCAATCCTGGATTCCTACTGAAAAAGGGTTCAGTTCTAACCATCCATTTGTGAGAAATTGGATATTGTCGATGAAGCGAGCAGTGACGTCCACTCCGTACTCCATACAAAGTACTCTAATGAGTGATCCTTTTGAACCCTTTAGAGTGGATTTATCGAAGAACCCGGAAGTGACAACACCATGTTGAATCTTGATGTTGTTGTAATCAATGTGGAAATTCGGGGGAAATAGGAACCCGAACAGAGCGTGGGTTGTGTAGACGTCATCAGCTTCATTTCTAATACTTCTTATCTGTTTGAGACGATCTGAATAGTTATATTCATGTTCAATATGCATCATACATTTCATAAAATGTGATTTAGACATTAATTGGATCTTTTCAGTCATCTTATACGCGCCTAGGAGCGAATCTTGGACAATTACCATTTCGGGTTTGTTGCTTTGTGCTGAGAGTATGTTATATATTGCGTTGGAGTTATGCTCGAGCTCTGCTCTAGCCTCCATGGTTTCTTCTACGAACATATTACCTTCATCACCGTCGAAATCCATATTAAAACCCGTGACAATAGCTAGATTTACACGCAACGTTTTCCCTGGCTTCACTATCACCTTCATACCCTGCATAGAATTTCTATGAAGAGTAGGTTGTCTATTAAGTAACACGAAGTCGCCATCTCTTAGGTATCTCTCAACTTTATCTCCGATTTCCAATGTTAACTTTTTCTTTGTAGGTAAGATGACCGGTATCTTTTTCTCTTTACCCAGTCCGTCTTTTGACGGCCTTTTGATATCGTCACCATCATTGATTTCCATCTTACAATTTGTGACAATGATAGTCTCACCATTTCTCCTAATCTGGTCACCATGATTGAGGTATGTGCCCATTTTGACCGTAGCGGCTGGGACTGATATGCGTGTTCCATTCTTCCTTATCACAACAGACGCTTTACCAGGTGTGTTTACAAGTTTTGTAAGTCTATCACGTGACATATACGTTACATATTCAGGGATTGTGAGCATATTAGCTATGTCTTGAGGCACAGCTACCTCATTCAATTTGAGAGTGGGGTCTGGTCCTACAACAGTTCTTGCTGTTTTATCGCATCTTTTCCCCATCAGGTTCTGGCGCACATGACCAGTCTTCTTCGTAATTCTCTCTTTTATACCGGTCATAGGTTTGTGGTTGGTATTATGGACCGCTTTTCCCCTAGAATTATCACAATATGTGAGAGTTTTAAATTTTAATATGGCCCTAGCTTTCTCATTATTTGTATCCTTATGAAGGAGATTGTTAGCTTTTATGATATCTACCAGACTGATACTTAGATCATCATCGCTTATATTGTCAGGTGTGACCATCCTGGGTCTACAGCACGTGGGGATAACTGGGAACTTAGTTAGAACGAGATTTTTGGGGTGAAACATTTTGGGGTCGACTCCTAAGATGGCTACGTCTTCATTTGGTATATTATCAAATATCATTTTTACTGCTTCTGGTTTGAGGACGCTGGTCTCTATCGTGTTCTTGAATTTATAAACAGATGTAATGATGTTATCATTTGGTTCGTATTTGATGTCGGGGTGAGGAGCACTGCAGTGACCACAGAATGATATTTTGACTGAAAGATGAGATATAATGTTATCATACCCCCTCATACCCTGGAGATCCAGTTCTTCCTTAGTGCAGAGCATGCGGTGGCATTTGAAGCAAAATATTTTGAGCATACTCACCACTTGTTTGTAGAAAAGAATAATAGGTACATTTAGGTCGATATGACCAAAATGCCCAGTGCATTTCCACACCGACTCGTTACATGTTTCACATCTAGTATTGTTTTCTACGCATCCCAGCTTGGGGTCATAAACACTACCAGGTTCAACAACTAATGTTGGTTTGTCAATAACGCAAACAGATCTGTTTACGATATCATTATCGGACTGTATTCCGAATTGAATAGTATTTATTTGGGTACGTCGTTGGTCCATATTCATTATTAATTTTTAACCATTTCACATAACGTTAATAATCAAATATCTAATAACCCTTAAGGGTTATTAGTCTTGTTGTCGTTTGTCGGTAGTCTCATCGGTTGTATCGTAAATCGGATTCTAGTAACGGATAAGTCTACATTGAATTCCATGCTCAATAGATATGGTGGTTTTATTTGTAAGGTTATGTCTCTTTTCATTTTCTTTCAATTGTGTTATGAAGTATTCTATAAAATTGATGATGTTGTCGAACATAGTGATGTAATCATTGTTTGCGTGTCCCATGATGAGGAAGTCCTTTATTCCTCTATCAAATACCTCAATGATTTTGATGAGATCCTTTTTCATCTCACGTTGTTTGTAAGCGAGACGTAACTGGTTATTCCAATTGACTTCTGCTCGTTCTACATTATTCTTCTTTTGTGTGATGTAATTTTCTCTAAGTTTTTGTTTAATTTGGCGTAATGTTTCATCGTCATGTACATTGTGTGCCAAAACAGGCAAAATAGCGTTTATTTCATTCAACACACGCTCAAGGAAGTTGTTTGAATTTATTGCGCGTGTTTCTGGTTTATGTTTCGTAGCAGCAATATATTCTTCTTTCTTTGGCATCTCTCTCAAGGTTTTAGCCAGTTCATTACCACACGGGTCATTATCTCTTATTGCTATGTTCATAACTCCTGTGTTGACCTGTGCCATGTACTCATGATAATGAGGATTATGTATAAGACCTCGTTGGATGGTCAGAGTACGCCATGAAAACGCTGTTTTACATTTAGTACAAAACATTTGATCACAACCATCTATTTTATAGATTGCAACACTACATTTCGGACACGGCTTGGTGTCGCGTTTGATCATCTTTATAGTATCTAAATGCTCCTGTTTGCATTCATGGTCGTTAAGACGTTCTTCTCTGCATTTCACACAGATCATTTTCTTACAATCACCACATCGTCCTTTCTTTACGAGGCCATATGCACACGTACTCATAGGACATAAGAAGACGGTGCTTGTGGAATTTATCTCATCATCACTTTTCTTTAAAATATCATTTTTAATCATGTCTACTTCCTTTTTATTTTCTTCCATCAAAGCAAACATCTCTTCATCATCAGGGTATCGTTTAAGATGAGCCGATAATGCAGAGATTCTACTCCTTAGGATCTTGTTCCGATGTAGCGCATCTAGACGCTCTCTAGTAGCAATTAGAAGCGATCGTTCCTTCACAATATCCCCTTCAACAACCTTCTTCACGTACTCATCTCTGAACACTTTTGGAGTGTGCATGAAGATGAACTCTGTGGAGATTGGTTGTTTACAGGACATACATTCTTGTTCTGAGTTTTCCATAATGAGGTACTGTTTGAAACATTTCAGACAGGTGATTGCCTTACAGTTTGCATAATCGCATTGTATGGGATGACGTAGTTTACTAGTGAATTTATCACAGCAAATATCACATTTTAATGCCATTATAACTTTATTTAACTGGATAATCACTTGATATACGTTTTCATTTTTTTGAATGGAGAGCTAGGATCTTCTTCTTCAGGAGTAGATGACTTCTCATATCAGCGTTATCGTCCTCCTCCTCTTCTGGGTAAGCACACTCGAACCGCCTGATAAGAAGTGATCTGAGGAGTTCGACACCATTTGCTTTATTATTCTTATCATATTCAGTGAAATCAAAGTGCATCTCTTTATCATTTTTTCGTATCAATTTGACGTATATTATATAGACGTTGGTGGGGCTATAATACTGTTGGTCTAGCAACACATTCCACTCCTGTGTGTCATCCACTTCGTCAAGAGGGAGGTCTTCAACAATTTTATCATGTTTAGAGGGTTGAGGTGTCACTCTGATATTGTCTTGATCGAAAGGATTATAAACCAACATTCTATGTGTGGGACCATAGAATAAATTGGTGGACTTTTTCAAAGTATTTTTGTACTTTGGTGGTCCTTCGATGGGTTTTGGAATGCAATTACTTAGAAGGATTGAAAAGAATGATTTAAGTATATTATTGAAAACGACGTCGCATACAGCTACATATACTTTAAGCAGAGTCATCTTTGATATCCCAACAATCTTTGAAAATTCATCATCGGTTTTCTTAATGCATGTGTACACGATCCAGAAGTAAATACACCCACATATAATTGAATTAGGTTGAGATGTATTCACTATATCAGATTTCTCTTTCACAAGATTGAAGGTGTTTGCAACCAAATTGAACATCAACTTAGTATCCATTCCAAGCTTTTTCAACTTTGAATTAATACTAATCATTTCTTCTTTCATCTGATTAAATTTGAGTGTAAATTCGGATTTCTTTGGAATGTTCCTGGAGAGAATAGTGAATCCTTTATCAGCCTCATGCTGCTTGAGGAGAAACATATCTAATAGATCGTAGTAAGATATATGATTTCCTGCAAGTGCAGATGCTCTATGTAGACTGGCAAGGATTATAGACCTTTTGGAAGTGTTCCTAAAGATCTTACTCGCTGTTGCTTTTTGATATATTTCAATTGTTATGTCTTTGATGTGCTGTTCGATGTAGAATGGTATGTCGTTGTATATAGAGGATTCACTCTTACGACGCTTCTTCATACCAATTATATTCGACGAATGGTGCGTCGCTATATAATTCTCTTCAAGAAGCTCACCACACTCGAGACACGTTTTCTTCCCGTTGTCGTCGCTAGTTTCTTCATGCTTACATGAATCGTCAAGCTCGATGTCATGTTTTAGCTTATTTTCTTGAAACTCTTTCGCTACTAACTTTAATGCTTGCTCAAACAAATTTAGATGTTGGGCATCCATTGCTATTTATTATATGTTTAGGAATCACAATCAAATATTCAAATTTTGAAGATGAGCTCGTCAATAAATAGCTCGTCAATAAATATGGTTCAAAACCTCGCGAGTAAAACGACCACGAGAGTCACGCGATATGTCGGAATTTTTAAGGATACACAACTATTATAATTGGCGAGTTTCTATATCCATTATAGGGATATAGAAAGAAGTAGGAGAGTTAAAGTAATTATTATTTAAGTTGTTTGTTCAAATCTTGACATATCTTCAGTCCACATGTTTACAACACTTTTCTTCAGCAAAACAACCCTATCATTTTTCATCTTTTCAATTGATACTTCTAATTCCTTACGACGTCCATCAGTTAGTGTCCTCACGGGTAGGTCCAATAACATCTTAATATCACTTTCATCATTTGTGATTTCCTCGGATTTGATAAGATTTACGATTTTCTTTTCATCTGAAGTCACGTCAATCTTTTTGCTTCTAACAGCCATGATGAATTTACTTTTACAGATTGCGATATGTGTACGTTTATCAAGGTCAGTGATCATAGCGGTTTTTCTTTTTTGGTTAAGAGCCAATTTAGCATTACCCCACATATCAAACAACTCTATAAGAGTTACTTTAGATATTTTTTCGTCTTTGTCAAAGACTACTATATTGTCCAGGTTGAGTGAAGTACACATCTTTTTTTCAAAATCTTTCATATCAAAATTTGAGTCAATAAATATCTCATAATCTACTTTAGTTGGAGTGGACCTGTTGTTGTAGCGAATCTCCTTTTCGTCTAGGATCTTCTGGAATTTAGAATTCCATAGACCCACTGGTAACTCTGTGACATGAATAACACCTTTTCTCTCTATATAGATACCACACGTTTGGAATTTGGTATCGCTAATTCTGTTAATGTCACCTATGAATCCTTTATACCATGGTTTCATTGTACTTGCAAATTTTATGAACTCATTACGATCTTTCTCCATCCACAATCGACACGCCGTAACTACATCCTTTGGATTAAACTGAGGCATATTACACATCCAACCAGTACCTATTCCTACACATCCATTGACAAGTAGTAAAGGTATAGTTGGTACGTAATTATATGGCTCCACAAGATCACCATCGTCTTCACGTATATCTAGGAGTGGATCGTCTAGAGGATTAAAGAGATTATTAAACTCTGGAACCATATTTGTTTTGATATACCTTGGGGATGCAGCATCTTCTCCTCCTTCAAGTCTAGTACCAAAACGACCAAGCTCTGAAAATAATGGAATATTATTACTTCCAGGAAAACTTTGAGCCATCTTTATTATAGTTTTAAAGAGGTTCTCTTCTCCGTGGTGGTAGTTAGTATGTTTAGCCACGTTTGCCCCAAATTGAGCAACCTTGACATCTCCATTCTTCAGACACTTTTTCGCAGCATACACGATCTTACGCTGAGATTCCTTCAATCCATCGAGAGCGCTCGGGATACTTCGTTTACAGTCATCATGGAAGAATTTAATAAGCTCATCGTTCAAATGTCTAGATATAGAAAATTTAATCATATCATTTTTCGAATCTTCATCATCAAGGGTTCGTTTGGTCTGGTCATTTGGGTTGTATTGCGCTAGCCACCCCTTACGTTCAAAGCTCTCGGCCTTGTCGAAAGCTGTAGTGAAAGACCGATTACTTTCTTTATCTTCTTCAAACTGAAGCATCTTAATACCAAAAACCTTATCTGTTTCCTTCGGCTCGATAGCTCCCAATCCCTTGTAGTACTTTACCTTATTATTTGAGCGGAGCGCTGTAGCTGCGCTCCGCTCATCAAAGTAGTACTTATCACCAACGCGTAGAATCGGTGTTTTCATACTGATTACAAAATTTTTCTTAAGAAGGATAGGAAACAGTGAGTGAAAGAAATTTAGGATAAGCCCCTCAATATGGATACCGTCTACATCTGCGTCTGTGATGATACAGAGACGTCCATAATTGAGCTTGTCCAGCTTGTCAGGATTCCCATAATCGAGTCCTATAATTTTAATGAGATTGGTGATAACCATATTGTTTTTGATAGATGTTGGTGTCGCGTTGCGTGTGTTCAGCATCTTTCCTCTCAGAGGATAGATACCAAACCAATCTCTACCTTTCTTACCATTAATGCCTTTACTTATACCATCAACGGCAAAGGTCTTAGCCGACAATCCCTCACATACTATAAGTGTACAATCTTTTCCTTTAATTCTTCCAGCGTTGTTAGCCTTGTCATATCCATCTACCACTGGGTGTTTGGACGACGTAGCAATAGCTTTAGTGACCTGTTTCTTTTCTTTTAAGAGTAATAATCCTCTGAGTTTATCACCGATTGACCACTTCATGATCTTTGCGACTTGATATTGAGTAATTGGGTCGGCCTTGACCTGAGTCTTAAGCTCATTTTTCTCTTGACTCTCAAATTCAGGATTTGGAATACGCGTTACCACTAAGAATTTAAAGTGATGTTTGATATCCTTGATAGTGAGTGTGGTGGACATAGAGCTTTTACGCCCTTTTAGTTTTTCAATGATTGGTCTGCAAACAGCATCGACCCACGCGTTCACATGTTTCCCTCCGTTCTTGGTTTGTATACCATTAACAAATGATATCGCCTCAAATGATTCGGAAGGAACTACGAACACCTTCGAATGCTCATTCTCGATCTTCATAATATCTGTTGCGCTGCTGCCACTAAGAGTGAAATAGGATGAAAGCTTATTTGGAAGCTTTACACCATTCAGAGTGACTTTGAGGTCGGTGATCATGGAAGCGTTGAGGACATGCATTGAGAGTAAATCCAATAAGTCTTGGTGAACCCCCCTCTTCATTCCGAACCATTCACAATCCCAAGACCATTTAATTGATGTGTAACCATTGACGCGTGTAGATTTTGTTATCTTTGGGCCATTAGTGTTTCTCATATTATTGGTCCACGTTTGCACAAGCTTGGCCTTATTGATTGGGTCTATCCCTTCCACCGTGAAAGAGGATGCTAAAACGTTGGTAAGTTTGGCTCCAAGACCGTTTCTACCAGAGGTGTATCGTTTTTCTGAATCGTCATAGTTGCTACCAGAAAGAAGATGACCGAAAATGAGTGTGTGATTGTAAATCATCTCTTTGTTACCCTTACTGGTCTCTACGCTGTTTTGTTCAATTGGAATGACGGAACCATCATTCTTTATCTCACATTCAGTAGAACTTAGGTCCACTGAGATGTATGTCATTTTACCGTCACGTTCTATATTGTCTATGGCGTTTGACAGGATTTCCACAAATGTGCGGACGAGAGCGGGGCTAACGTTTATTTCCTTTGAAACGATAGCCTCATTGGCGTAAACATATACATGTTGCCTATCGAACTCCTTAGAACCTACATACATATCTGGACGGGTTAGTATGTGGGTAATTGGATCCTGCTTTATGTAAGTTGTTTTCTTTTGAACAGACATGGTGTGATTTAAATATCGTTAATCTTTCCTTATAGCTACAATTCAAATACCCTATCCTCCTGATGGATAGGGTGTTTTTTATCAGGAGGAAGGGGTGACGACGATCGTCGTCACCTAATATCATTATTTCATTTAATCATTAGAGCATCATAATTTGGGTTATCGCCTGGTGTTAATTTATTCACATACTCGATGAATGTGTTGTAATACTGAGGAAGATGTAGATCTTTGTAAGTACGAAAGAATTTTTCTTTAAGTCTGAGAATATCGTTTAGATAATTCGCCTCATTTTCACCAACTTTTTTATTTCTCATCCATGGTAATTCATGACCTTCCATTTCTACAATGAGGTAGACGAGTGATTCAAGATCCGCTTTTCTACTCATAAGACCTTTATGTGCATCACGAGCCATATATCCCGGACTACCATCTCCAGCTTTTTTGGGGTTGGGAGTAGTTTCGATCGTATGATCAAAACGTTGAGCTATTCCATAATCAATCAGGAACCAACGTCCTTTCTTTTTCATGATGTTTTCTGATTTAATATCAAGATGTATAAAACATTTTTTCGATAAAAATTTTAATGTATCCAATGCATCGTTCACTACTTTCTTCTTTTCTTGAGGTGTAAGAGTGCTTTCAACCTCTTTCAAACTTACCTCAAATCTTGGAAGAACGATAAAGTAATTATCATGTATAGGTTTACGCATATCAGGTGGTAAGACGCCACTTTCTACGGCCTGAACTACACCATGTTTATCACCTTCTTCGTCTTTTATTTTAAGATATATAGCCTTCTCAGCATATATACCAGATGTTTTTGTAGATCGGAGTGTGTCATTTCTAACTTTTATGACTAAGTTTGGATTATCCGCTATTGCATATATATCTCCAAAACCCCCAGTTCCCAAAAGTTTACCAAATTTCCATATATTTCCTCTTTTAGAAGTAAAAGTCTTCCCTTCAAATGGTCCTTTCCTACCAGTGATTCTATCAACCACTTTCCGAGGTTTAGGTACATGAGGTAGCGGAGAAGGAGTCCTTGGTTTCTGATGAGTGGGTTTCTGAGGTGGTGGTGAACTATGAGGAGTCCTTGGTTTCCGAGGACTAATAGAACGAGATCTATGTTTGATTTTAGCATCATCGAGAACAGCCTGGATCTCTGCTTTTTTCATCCTCATAGTTACCTTTAATCCAAGTGTTTTGGCTTCTTTGAATAGAATGTCCTTAGTTACCTTGGTGATGGTGATTTTTGGGGGTGTGATAGGTCGTTTTGAATGATTCAAAGGTCTTATTTTATCAAATTTATCAAACGTATTGATAACATTTTCCACATCGATAATATCTAATTTGAACCTCCTACTTAACACGGGAGCTAAATGTTGAAGAAGATATATTCTGATACTTTCATCCATTTTATATAACTAATTTCTATCATTATTTTCATTTCAATATTTTCAAGTCTTGTTATATAATGTTCTATAACCCCGTAGGGTTTGGGTTATAGATTATTTTATTATTTTTAATTTTATGGTTTTGAGGTCATGATCATCTAGATGATTAGATCGTTTGATGGTCAACAACACTTCTTCAACATCCTCTTCCTCCCAGAGGAT